ATTCTCCATGCTCGCCGAGGTAGTTCACCATTGAACCGAATACCTTTTCGAGAGGCTGTGTGTTCGTTGGATCGGTGGCATTGCCGGTCTCGATCTTGTTAAACGCGCCCTTCTTCCCACGCTTGCCAGTGCCTTTCACAGCGACGGCAAGGGCGCTGTGTAGCTTCGCGGTGCCTGTGACGAGTGCGTTGAGGTCAAGAGCGTCGATGCCCTGATTCAAGCCAGAGTAACCCCAAGGCATTCCACGATGCCCGCGGGCGCGCCGGCGTTTGAAAAGGTGGATAACGTCCTGTTTCGCGATCAAACGAAACGCTTCGTTACCCGTTTTGGGCAGGGATCGGACGGAGTAGGCCAGCGGGCGCTCAAATTCGTTCACTTTCACGCCATCATCCCACATCGCAGTCGATTCGCCTTGTTTCAGCGGCGGCGTTTCGATCTCGAACACGTCGAGCGGCTGAATCATCGGCCATCCCGACTCTCCTTTGACCATGACGGCGTTGTATTCGCCGTCCAAGATGATCGTTTCGGCGGCGAGGCGCTTCGATTCCCAGCCGTCAACACTGCCGTCGATGCTGTAGGCGTCTTTGTTGTTCCACCACGTTTCCACATCGCGACGGGCTGCGTCGTTAAACGCCTGATCTTCCGTCTCGAATCGAAAATGGATGCCGGTGCCGATGGCCTGCCGGGCGAATTTGCTTTTGATGCGGGTTAAGAATGCGCAGTTAGCTTCGAGTGCGCGGTGCTTTTTGATCACTTCGCGCCGAGTCCACGGCGTTAGCTCCCTGCGGCTGTTCGTCGGGAACGCTATGAAGCTGCGCCGTGTTGGCGAATCGGTGGTGGCGTCGTATGCGGCTGCGCCCATGCCTGCGGTAATATCACTCATGGCTGGAATCCTCGGAAATCAGGGCGGGTTGCACTCACAGTGCCGTCATCATCGCCGTCTGTGCTGGCATACATGGTCAAGGCGCGGCGGCAGCAATTCATAACCTCCAAAGCTGAAAATTGCACGTTCCGCTGGAAGCTCTTGCCGTTCAAAGACGAGCTTGTGAGGTGCCCGATCGTGCCCTTGCCGCTGAGAATGGAAGCCCTCGCGTCTTTCATCAGTTTATCGCACAGAGCCGTGGAAGCATCGGCCTCCATTTCTGTGACAAGGATGTTTACAAAGTCGTCGGCGGTCATTTACGAGGCGGAACCTGTCAAAGGTTGCAAAATCTCACATGTGAGAGATTAGGTTTTCCCGCTAACTGAAAGACGAAAGTAAATTTCTGCTTGCAGTTAGCCTAAACTGCCGCCAGTGTCAAATTACAAATAGGTTGTTCTCTGGCAGGAACCATCGCCCTTCTAAAGCGACTTCCTCACGGGAACACCGCAACAAAGCCGATCATCTGCCAGAGGTCGGCTTTTTTGTTGGTTACTTGCCCACCGTCCATCAAACAGGGCAGCGAAGCGGAGACGCCAGCAGCGCGCAAATGCAGGACGTGAGAACTCCAGTGCCATCCACCGCGCCAATCGTGGATTACTCGCAGGGAGCGGCAAGTGCTGTGCTGGCGCGAGGATAAACAAAGCTGGCAGGGTTCCCCTCATCACTTCCCATTTGCTGGGGAGGAGGGAGGGGTTTGGATTGAGATGAGGATTTACTCTTCAACGGCTGGCGCATTCTTAGAAAGCCACTCCTCGCGAATCGTCTCCAAGAACTTCGTTTCGATGATCCCGCTCATTACTTGGTGCATCTTTTCAGTATCGGCGAGATGGTTATCGCCAGTGCAAACCCATACAAGTTTCGTCGTCCCATCGGGCATCATCTTTTCCTCTGTGTGCTCATTACACATCTGATCCCGGTAATCGTTGCCGACGTTACGAGGTAGCCACCAGAGCGTTTTATGCTCCTTGATGCACCCGTAATAGAATTGTTGTTTCGCGCCTTCATCGTAATACCAGACTAGATCCTGCTGATCATCATCCACCGGCGACATTCGGACATCATTTCCGCGAAGTTGAGCCCATCCGCCACCTTTCGACGGGCTGAAGACATCGGCATTCTTCCGCGTGAACTCATAGACCTTTTTGTTGATCTGAGATTCAAAGCCGGAGTCAATGAGGCCAGCATAAACGCTGTATTTCTCGCCGGCAAAAAAGTAACCGTTCTGTTCTCCGTGGCTGTCTGGTTTGATACCTGCCAGTTCTTCTATCTGATCCCACGAAACGGCGCTGCCGTAGTCCACAAGGGAGGACCACACGGGGCACTCCGGCTGATCAAAGGCAAGCCCCCAGGCTCGAATACTCCACCAAAAGCACGCACCTTGAACGTCAACGCACATGGTCAGAATCTCCGGCTTGCGCGGGATTTCCTTGAGCAGGTATTCAGGCGAGCGGGCAATCGCTGAATCAAGATCGGTTTGCTTCACATCCGTGGCCTTGCGGATGAACGGCAAGCCCAAGGTCGAGTTGTAGAAGTTGTGCATCCGCGAGACGTTCCCACGGGCTAGGAGAAACTCTTTCGCGATGATCCCCCAGCCTTCAAACGGCGAGAGAGCCGCCCACACATGGAAACTGGCGTGATCAACTGCGGCCTTCGGGTTATGGCTGCGCAGTTCGTAACGGCGAAGCATCCACGATTGATGGCTTTGCTCGATCTCGGCAAGGCAGGAGCCGCATTCGTAAACGGTGCCGCGCTCCACGGCTTCGAGGTCATAGCTGCCGCCGGGTGTCTTGCACGACTCGAATTTGAATCGCCCGGTTTTTTCCACATGCTTCTCGCCCTCTGCCAGTGGCTTGCCATCGGGACCGAATGGAACCTCCTTTTCCTCACTGAAAAAGGTCATGCGCTGCATGGCTTTACAGTGCGGGCACGGCAAATAAACGTGCGTCTGGGAGCCTGCTTTAAACCTCGTCCACGTCCGCGCCCATTCTGTCGTCGGCGTGCTGTTCTCCACGATCTTACGCGTGAAGCGAAACTGTTTCGAGCGGGCAATGGCAAGGTCTTGAGTGTTCGCTTCGCCGTCCGTCGTGTGCTTCACTTTGTCGGACTCGTTGAGCACGATCAACTCAGCTTGAAACCCGGCAAGCTCCGCCGCGCTTCCACCGCCAACGACACGAAACACCATGCCTACAAAGTGCATGAGCAGCGTGATCCAATGAGTGCGATCAATGATAGCCTTCTCCGCGCAAGGCACACACTCCATGATGTGAGGCTGAAGTTCTGTCCGGCTGAACTGCATGGCCGTCTTGCGCGTAGGGTCCACCCAGAGAATCGGCCCCGGCCAAACGGCGATCTTGTGAAGCACAACGGCGATGGAAAAGAGCGTCTTGCCACATCGGGCAGAGCAGCAAAGCGTGATGTGATGCGTTTTTTTCTGCCAGTAGATGTCGTAAATCCCACGCCAAAAGGGCATGAGGGATGTGTCGAGCGGACCTGGATTCAGCGAGCCGATGATCTGCGGGATCACCACGTTCTTATCAATCCATTCCCAGACTCGCTGCACGGGCCGGACCTGCATCGTCGATTTGATCACCTTGCGGGCAATCGTCGCGAAGCTGGCGAGGTGCGAAGGGTCAATGTCAGTCTTCACCTGCGCGACCTCCCTCGTTTCTTCGCCTGTTTCGTTGCTCGTTTCGTGATGCTCAAAGGCTCGTCATCAAGGTCGGAGTCGTCGTCATCTTCCTCGTCTTCAACCGGTGGCGCCGTGGGGCCATCCTCCGCGAAGAACTCGCATCGCTCCAAGGTTCGGAGCACGGTATCAACCGCGCCCTGCACGATCTCTTCCGCCTCGTGGAAGTCAGTGAGGTGCAGCATCTTCTGCGCGAGCGAGCCGGGCAGGTTATTGAGCGCCTGCCGGGCCGCGCCCATGATCACTGAGATTCCAGCTTCTACTGCGTTTGCGTCCACTAGCTTCCCCAGAATCTTCATCGTTTCGATTTCGAGCTTCTGGCATTTGAGCTGAAGTTCACGGGCTTTCCAGTCGGCAACGGTCACGGGTTTGTCTTCGTCTGCGCCCTCTGGGTCAGTCTTGGCAATCGCGTTGTCGATGAAGAATTTCAGCCAGTCTGCTACGTTGTGCCTGCCATCGGCCCGAGGTTGCGGGCAATCTGCGCGGCGCTTCATCACGTTGTAGATTGTCTGCCGTGAGCAGCCAAGATGCCGACACAGTTCGTCAAACGTGCGGACAAAGTTCTCTGTCGGCGGGACTTCCGTGCTCGCCTCCAAAAGCGTCCGCTCCTCCCGCGCCGTCAGCGTTCGCCCTGCCTGCTGCTTTTTCAGGATGTTCGCCACCTGAGCCTTTCGGCTCTGCGCGAGCAGGTCAGGGGAAAGGAGCGGGTTCATGCGTTCAACCATTGATCAATCACGGCCCGCGCCACCTGCTCCGTCATCTTTGGCGGCACGCTCATTCCGATCATGTATTTCCCGATCTTGTCAGTCTTGGCGTGGTAGTCGTCTGGGAATGAGCCGAGGCGTTTCCATTCGCGGAAAGTGAGAGTTCTGCGCTCGGCCCAATGTTTGAACATGTCCGTTGCCGTGAGTGACTTGCTTGGCAAATCACCAGACAGTTTCTTGTGATTCCACAGTTTGACCTTTGCCCCAGTCCTTGTGACGGCATCCCCGTAATCCTCGCCGGGTTTTGTGAGCGGCCACCATTTCACATCAGTCGCGGCGTCTAGCGAT